GTATAAGAGACAGGGGGTGGGTGGGGATCAGGAGCCCTGGCTCTTGAGGATTCCGCGGTGGTCGAGAGCGGCAACGCCGAATTCGTGGCGGACCTTCATCTCCAGGCCGTCCACCTCGAAGCCCTCGCGGGTCTCGATCATGGGTCCGTCGTTGCCCTGCAGGTAGGCGTACTCGAGGACGTCGGCTTGTGCCGAGTCGACCGCAACGTACCAGGCGAGGGCACCGCCGGAGACGGCATCCAACCGGGGCTCAACGATGATCCCCTCGAATGCGCTCATGAACGGGTTGATGCCGCCGGAGGTCACCGGGTTGAAGTTGGTCGTCAGCTGTTGGGCCGTGGTTTCTAGGGCCGCGGGGACGATCAGCCACTTGGGGGAGATCCCGATCCGCTGGCCGTTGATCCCGGTTTGCGTACGCATCGCCAGGCGGGCGGCCGTGAGGCCGGCGGTTGCGAGGACGGAGCCACCGCCGGTTTCCAGGTTGCCGTGATCGGCGTGGAAGAGCGCGGTGCCATCAGCCATCGCGGCGTTGTCGGTGATGATGGCCCAGGCGAGGTCGTTCTCCAGCTCCATGGCTGCGCGGCCAGCGAGTTGAGGAAGCCTGTCGAATGCGGAGAGGTCGTCGTTCGCCATTGCTTCACGCGTGAAAGCGATCCGCTTGCCGTACTTGGCGATCGAGTAGGTCTCGCCGGACTCGCCGATCGTTCCCATCTCGTACTCGGCCCCGGGGAGGACCTTGGTCAGCGCGGGGTAGTCACCGAGTTGGACTCGGCTCATGGGCTTGTAGTCCGTTGCCGAGGACCGGGTGGCGAACTGCTTCCATCCGGAGGGGCTGGCCTGGTAAGCCTGTCGCAGCTTCTTGTCCGCTACGTTGGCTAGGATGGTGGTGAAGTCGGTGGTGCCGTGTCCCGCTGCAATCGAGCGCGAACGGATCAGTGCGAATTCGGCCATCTTCGTGGGGCTCATCCCGCGGACGCGCTTGCCGAGCCCGCCCTGGGTGAAGTACTCCTCGGCCATTCGATCGAGCCGCATGCCGGAGAAGTCTCGGCCCTCGGGGGAGAGCTCAACGCCGGCAACGCCGCATCGGGATTCGAGGGCGTTCTGGATTCCCGTCCTGCATCGCTCGACGGCAGTCTCGCCTACGCTCGTGGTGTGTCCGCCGTTCATGGTTCCGTTTCCTGGGGCCTGCTCGGCCAGCCTATCGATTACTAGGGCACGGCATCGGTCCAGCGAAAGGGGCTGGCCGCCGCGGTTGTTCGTGTTGATCAGTTCGTCCGCGTACTCCGCGTCGAGACCTGCCAGGCGAACCGCCTTGCGGATTTCGAGGCCGCGGGTCCGCTCGGTGCGGGTGGCGGTGGACGCGTCGACCTGGGTTTGGTCGCCGGTCGTCTCGGTGCCGCCGGCATCGCTGTTGGCTTCGGCACGCGACTCGTTGACGCGGGTCAGGATGAGGCTCCGGGCTCGGTCCACCGTGATGGCCTCCCCCTCTTCCTCAAGCCCGATCAGCTCGTCCGCGTACTCTCCATCCAGGCCCGCGGTGATAGCCGCTTTCCGAATGTCGAGACCGCGCTGTCGCTCAACTGCAACGGGATCAGGGCCGTTGGCTTGGTTGGTTGCCGTATCTGTGGGGGGGCTTCCGGTGCCGGTTTTCTTAGAGGCCATGGTTTCTCCGTTGGTCGGATCTTCGATCGTACAGGTGTAGGTGGAATTGGTGGCCGCCCTTGATCGGGAGCCTGAATCCTCGCCCGAAGGGACGAGGCTGATTTCAATGGGCTGCCATCGTACCGCCAACTTGACGGGCATCCGGTCTCCAGGTCCCGTGATGTCACGGTAGCGGGTTACTTTATAGGTGACCGAGACGTTGGCGACAATCCCGTCCCGGATGTCCTCCCGTAGCTCGGCCATGCTGGCTCGCTTGGAAAACCGGATCCGGGCTCGGCCATCCGATAGTCCCGGGGTGGTGCTCGAAGTCTCGATCCAGGCGTCCTCGACCACACCGATGATGTCCTCGAGGCCGGGCAGGTTGGTGGGTTCTGGCCGGCCGGGGACCACCACCATTCCGTGGTTGTCCAGGACCGGGGCCGTCCCGCTGGTTAGCCGGCTGAGGTCAACGTGCTCGGGCTCGAAGCTGAGGCGCTCGACGAACGGTCCCGGGAAGGGATCGAACTCAATCACATCTTCGCCCGTACTCCAGGTGACCTCGATCGTATTGTCGGCCTCCCGGTAGCTCTCCGGGATGAACTTCGCCCGGCGGCGAAGGACGGGGATTTCCATTGTGTGGGTCGTCATAGGCTGATGTCCGTTCGTCTGCAGTCTGTCACCGTGGATCGCGTTGCGAAAGGGTTACTCGGCCTCGGGGTCAGGTTCTTTTTCCTCGGGGTCCTTCTCGGGGTCCTGGTCCTGATCGTCCTCGGGGTCCTCGTCGGGTTCTTCACCCGGCTCCGTTTCGGGGCCGTCCTCGGGGTCTGGGGGTGCCGCGGCGGCTCCGGGGGCCGGTGCGTAAATGTCGAGGGGGACGTCCATCTCTTCTGCCCGCCGGCGGCCGAGGGCTTGTTCTTCCATGATGTCCTCGGGCTCCCCGCCGAACTCGCGGATGACCGCATCCTGCGTAGTGAAGCCGTTTCGGATCGCTGCCGCTTTGGCGTTGATCTCCTTTACCGGGTCGATCATGGCCGCTCCGGGTGGCGTCCAAACCGCCGTGGCATTCTCGTCCGAGAAGTGGCCGGCCAGGACCGCGGCCTCCACGAACCATTCCCAAACCCTGTGGCATAGGACGGGCACGATGGTGTTCTCGCGGAATTTGGCATTGGCTCGCTCGTATTGAAGCCGGCCCATTCTCCCGGAGGAGAAGTTGACCTGGGTGAGGTCCCCGGTCAAAGCCTCGTAGGTTGTTCCGTATCCAGCGGCGATCGCTCGCAGGCTGATCTTCGAGTAGTCGCTGTACCCTTGAGCGTGCGGTGGGTTGGCGAAGGAAATTGTTCGGCCGGCTGGCAGGTGCTCGTATGTGCCGGGCTCCATCTCGTCCACATCGGCCTCGCTGAACGTGGCGTTGGTTTCGACCGTCGCATCGAGGTCGTGGATAAATCCCACGTAGAGGTTGGCAAGCTTCTGGCGTAGGAGGACGGCGTCTTCCATATCATCGAAGTCTCTGGTCCTCAGCAGGCATGGTGTGCCGCGTGGAATTCCGCGGACCTGCCCGGGGCGGATCTCATCGAATAGGTGGATGATGTCCTCGGCTGGCACTCGGTCGCTCTTGATCGATCGGGTGTGGTAATTCTCGCCGGGGTGGTCGGGGAAAATCCAATAGGCCACCGGCCGATCTCGCCCGTCGTATTCAACTCCCTGTATCACCCTATTCCCGTTTTCGAGAATCTGCCCGTCTTTTAGCGTGTCGAGGTGGTCCGCTTCCATCACTTTGATTTGGAGCGGTACCGGAAGCCCGTCCGCGGTCGAGCACTTCATCCTTCGAAGCAGGACTTCACCCGACTCGTCGGCGGCCTGCATCGTCAGGTCCTGCATCTTGTAGAAGTTCTTCCGTCCGTGCGGATCGCACTTGGTCGTCCCACCCCACAGCTTCCAGGCGGCGTTGATCAGCTCCTGCTCGCGCTTCCCCTTGAGGGACCTTGCGCTCGGGCGAATCCCCAGCCCGATGATGTCGTCCGCTCGGGTGCGGATGGCCTTGTCCGCCCATTGGTTATTCCTGCGGAGGTCTCTGCTTCCGGCCCGTAGTCGGTGGAGCGCTGGACCGATTTCCGCGTTGGCACTCGATCCAGGTCGGACCCATCCCGATGTACGCCGGCCGCCCGACGCGGCTTCGTATCGTCGGACTCGTTCGATCCCTTCGGCTAGGGAATTGGCGAGGGCTCTTGATCGGGCTCGCTTGTATCCAAGCCCGGGGAGGATGTGTGCGAGGCCCCTCTCGAAAATGCCGGGGCGAGGACCCCAATCCTTTTTGGCTTCGGTTCCCATCAACTCTGCTCCCAGGGTCGACCGGTGGAGGTGGGTGTCCCACCGAGGCCCTTGGTGTGAGCCATGACCTTGCGGGCCGGTCGTCCATCGGACAGGCCGAGGGCCCGTTCCATTTTGCGGGCGATGCCGTTCATCTCGTCCATGCTTCTGTACGTCACCTCGCGGTCCTCGTACTTGACCACCCGGACCCCTTCCCAGATTGCTGCCATGAGGGCGGTGTACTGCGCTGTCGTCGGGGGAGGTATTGCCATGGTGGTTCCCTTATTCGCGGTGCTTGTTTAGGTATCCGCTCCGGCGTTTCTTCCGGGTTGGCTTTGGGGTGGGTTTAGTGAGGTCCATCTCGCTCTCGAGGCGGACCCAGTCGTCCTCCCCGAATCGATCGAGCCCGGCAACCGCGGCGGCTGCCCTCGCATATACTCTGCAATCTAAGCGCTCGTTGCGGCGACCGGGGAGCAGTTTCCATTCGTAGGTACGGTATCCCTTGCGGTCCACCGTCGCTACGATTTGCTCTGATGTGAGTTGCTTGAATGCGTCCTCCGCGTATTGGGGCCAGTGACAATATCCGGCGGGGTGCGGGCTGTCGTCCTCGTCTGTCGGTGCCTTGAGTCTAGCCCATCCGTAGAATTCCGTCTTGGCTACGTTGGTCCCTACCAGCCAGAGGAGGACCCCGCGGCGGATTGTCTTTCCTCTTTTGTTGACGTCCACCGGCTTGGCCGTTCCCACCAGGACCGGCAGCTTGCTGTATCCCTTCACCGCGATCGCCCGGTTCTTGGGCTGCTTCCTAACCCAATTGTATACGTCCTGGGTGGCGTAGCCGGAGTCCACGGCCATCGTCCGGATCGACATCTCTAGGCCGTCCTCGCGGATCCAGGTCCGGGCGAGGAGCCCGGTGATGGGTTTCCAACTCTCTTCGTCCCCGGGGTCTCCCTGGATTACGAAGAAGTCGATGGACCAGCTTTCCTTGTCCCGGCCCCAGGCAACGATCTCGACTTCGAAGCGGCCGTTGCGGCCACCCTGAACGTCGACGCCGGCGGTGAGGAAGACTGCTCCCTTCGGTACCGTTCCGATCTCGTAGGTCTCACGGCTGTCGTATAGATCCCTCCATTCCGGTGCTTCACCTTGCTCGAACCAGGTCTCTCCTAGGTCGTGGTTAACGAAGACGCGAAGCTTGTCCGGTTTGTTTTGGGCCTTGATCCAATCCTCAACGATGTTCTCCCAGCTACGCCAACCGATCGGGCTGTAGAGGGCGCTCAGGTGGAAGCTCCTGTGGCGGTGGGATTCGTCCGGGTTCTCCGGTACCCATAGGCCGTTCTCTAGCATCCAGGACTTCTTGTGTTCCCCGGTTACCTCCCCGCAGCTCGTGCACACCACCGCAACGGTCGACGGGTCCCTGTCCTCCCATTTGAGGAAGAGCCCTCCATCCGATTCGCGGAAGTTGAGTTTGTGGTGCTCCCCGCATCCGGGGCATGGAACGTGGTAGTAGCTCTGGTCCCCCTGCTTAAAGTTCTCTTCGATCCGGCTCCGGCCCAGGAAGGTTGGCGTCGATACGATCAGGGTCTTGCTCCGGGCGAAGGTCCGCTGCGCTCGCTCGCAAAGCTTGACGGGGTCACCTTCCCCTTCTACGTCCATAGGGTAGGCATCAACCTCGTCGAGCATCAGGTATCGCACGGGGGTGGACCGTAGTCCGGTCGCTGAGTTTGCGCCGGTTAAAACCAAGACACCTCCGCCGAATTCCTTCGCCAAAATAGTGTTGGACGAATCCTTCGCTCGCTTGTCACCGACCTTTTCTCGGAGCCGCGGGCAGTCTCGAATGAGCGGGTCGAGGCGCTGTCGTGAGTTCCGTTTGGCTAGGGGAACCGTTGGCATAACCATCATCATCGGGGCGGGGCTGTGGTCGATAACGTACCCGATCCAATTGTTGCCGGCCTCGGTACCTCCCACCTGGGCTCCCTTCATTAGCGTCACCTTTTGCACGGGGCTTGATGTGCTCAGGCAATCCATGAGTTCCTTTAGGTAGGGGGTTCGAATCGTCCTCCACATCCCCGGTTCGCTCGATGCTGAACTGCTGAGGACCCGGTGTCGGTCGGCCCATGCGCTTACCGTTAGGATCGGATCGGGCATCAGCCCTGCGAAGAATTCCTGTCCGTATATGGTGGCTCCGTCTGCGATCGCCACTAGCTTTTGTACTCCTGGTTTCCTGCTTCGGCGAGTTCTTCGAGGGCTACGTTTAGTTCTCGGAGCAGCATCTCCCTGCAGGAATGGGGGTCACTCTCCGCGGCGAGGGGGGCCCCGATCCGGTCGGCGATGTTCAGGATTTTGTCCCGGACCAGGCGGGCCGTCCTGAATGCCTCGACCTTTACCCGGTCGACCTGGCACAGCTTTCCGGATCGCTCCTCGTAGTCCAGCTGGGTGAGGCGGGCCTGGAACGATAGCTTCACCGCTTGCGCCGTTTTCAAACTGGGGCCGGTGTTCTTGTCTTGCTGCGCCGGCAGGGGACGCATATCGGGGAACAGGGTTGGCTCCCCTGTCCGGTCTTCCCCATCGGAGAACCGCCCCTTGGCTACACCGGGCTCGCGGACCTGAGCCGGGTCGGTCCTGTTGGCCCACTCCTCATCGGCTAGTTCGAAGTCGATCATGGCGCGGCCCCGGCCGTCGTAGCTAACGCTGCCGACCAGGGTTTCCCGTTCGATCGCTTTCCGCACCGCTCCGTGGCTTTGGCCCGGAAGCCCTAGCTCTTTCCGGTGGCGAGCGTAGGCCCGCATTCCCGTTCCGGCACTCACTTGCGTTTCTTCTTGGCTCGCTTCCTGCGGATCTCTTCGAGGGACTCCCCGCCGTCCTCGAGCACCGCGGTGCCCCCTGTCATTTTCTCCCACCGATGGATGGTGGTCTCGACATGGCCGGGGTTGAGTTCCGTCCCGTAGGCGACTCGTCGGGTGGCTTCGGCTGCCAGGATCGTGGTGCCTCCACCCATGAACGCATCGAGGACCATCTCCCCTGGCTCCGTGGAATTCTCCAGGGCTCGCCGGGCAAGCTCGACGGGCTTTTGGGTCGGGTGATCGGGTTTGGCATCCCTGCCAACCTCCCACACCGAGTCGTCCCGGGTGGCCTGCGATAGCTCCAGGTGCTGGCCGGGCTCGACCTTGAGCCGCCGCGGGCTCGATCCCTTGGGTGGCCGCGGCCGAATGTACAGCTGTCCGCCGGCCCCATCGGTGACCACCAGGCCCTTGCCCAGGGTGGTGGCGATCCCCTGAGCGGTGTGCTCGGCGACTCTCCACACGGTCTGCTCCATCCCTCGCTGTCCGCGGAACCGCGGTGTCTCCCCTGCTCGGGCGGCGTAGTAGCAGGGTTCGTGAGCGGCTCGGTAGTGCCCCATGCCCAGGCCGCCGGAGGGCTTTGCCCATATGATTTCGCTGATCGGAACCAGGTCCGCGGTGTCCATGGCCTCCCTGAATTCTCGGCGGGTGGAGGGGTCGTGCCAAATGTACCAGGCCGCATCGGTCCTGCTGTGGGCTGCAAGGCGCTGCAACGACTCCGCGAGCAGCTGATGGAGTTCCTCTCCGCGGAGGTCGTCGCCGGCGATGGGGGCGTGATCCCCGCCCTGGTAGCTGACTCCGTATGGGGGGTCGGTGAAAACGCAGGCCGCGAGACCGCGGTGGCCGAGCAGCTTGGTCCAGGTTTCGGGGCGGGTGGTGTCCGCGCAGGCGAGCCGGTGCTCCCCTAGGAGCCAGAGGTCCCCGACGCGAACGGCTGGCGAGGCGGCGGGCTCCATCATGGGCGGCGGGATTTCCTCCACCGTGGCGTTCTCTTCGAGGCCGCGGAGCCCGGCAAGCTCCGCGTCGGTCCATCCGAGGGTGGCGAGGTCTAGCTCTTTGCTGCCGGCCAGGTCATTTAGTTCCTTTGCGAGCGCTTCCTCATCCCATGGAGCCAGCTCCGCGAGGCGGTTATCGGCCAGGGTGTAGGCCCGTCGCATCGCCGGGGTCAGGTGGTTCAGCTGGACCACGGGTACTCCGTCGCCGAGGGCCCCGGGGTATCGTCGCTCGATCAGGAAGGCGGCCAGCAAACGGCCGTGGCCGGCGGTGATGATGTCCTCTCCGTCTACAAGAATCGGGTTGTTGAATCCGTATTCGAGGACGCTTTGGGCGATCTGCTCGACCTGGGATTCGCCGTGGACCTTTGCGTTGCGCTCGTAGGGCTTCAACCTGTCGAGCGGCCAGAGTTCAATCTTCGCTGCGAGGCCGGGGACCTGTCGGGCGGGCGTCTTTTTTTTAGCGGGCATCCTTGGGGGGGCTTGAGTTTTGGGGCTCCCGGAATTCCCGAATTCCAAAAACGTACTCGCTCCGCTGCTTTCGATTCCTGA